GACAAGATCAAACAGATGCCAATATTCCTCAACAGGGCCAAGAAGCCTTTACAGGCCATGCTGACGTTCTACAGGGCGGTTCAGACCATGAAGGCGTTCGTGCTGAGGAAGATGAACCAGGCGCAGGCCATAGGTTCATTCCAACAGACAGACTCGGGACTGGAGGTCACGGAACCAGAGGGATTCGTGGCAGTGGATAGATCAGGCAGTGCTGTCAAACTTGTAGATAGGTTGGGATTCAGTAGGCGGAATCTAACGGCTATCAGCAAATTCAAGAAATAAATTCAACGTCTTGTTGATCTCAAGGCTTAATTTTTCCTTGTTAAAAAAAGTATCATGGTTATGTTGTCTCAATGCCTGCGTCTGTAAGTATATGTCGTGCCATTTCTTTGAGAGTAGATCTCGACAGGTGTTTACTATCTTTTCTATACGTTTAATCTTATCTTTCTCAAGATCATACGATTCATCGAGGTAAGAACTAAAAGTCTTGAATCCAATCTCCCTTAATTTTTGAAGATATAGATAATTTCCGTGCACGACAAACACGTGTTGTGCGATAATCGCCTTCCAAATTTTTTCAGTCATGAACACCTCATCGTTAGTGTCGTTGGTTTCTGATATTAAACTGTACTTTGTGTCATTATAAGGTTTTTCATAAAGATCCTGATCCATTCCACGATCGGGATAGATTTTAACCCATGGCAATTCATATTCGGATGGTAATTTTAAATCGAGGTGCCAATTCGTACACAGACTATTTGACATTAATGATTTAACCTTTTCATATAATTTTTTCCTGTGTTCGCGAGGTAATTTGTTTAGGTATAAAAAGTCAAATTTTTTGTTAGCATGATTAAATTGATATTGTTTATCTTTGTGTTTGTGATACATGTAGAACCAAAACCAACTCACTCCAGCAGACCACTTGATGTGCTCTATTTCAATTTCTGGATACAACGCACTGTGTCTTATGTTGTGAATACTCTCCCATGGGGTGGCCTTGATGAATACGAAGCCCTGGCTGTGTAACAGATCGCATCTCCTACGGAGTTCGAGATCGAACTCTTTGTTTCCGTGTATCCTGAAGTTGACGCTTCTCGTGTCTATTATAGCAAAACGCCTGTCGTAACTTTCCAGGTCATATTCATGCAGGGTGTAATATTCGCCAGTCATGTCAAAAATTTGATTTTCGAGGTTATGATGGTTCACAAATGACTCGAGATCTCGATGGTTACCGGTCTTCATCACATCAGTCAGTATAAAATTACGTTGCATGGTCTTCTATAAATACCCGTATGTTAACTCCATTTTTAAAGTATGTATCTGAGGGCAAGGTAATCAGGCGACATAGTGACCTCGAAAGATACACATTCCCTGAGGTCACGGAGAGGATATACCTCAGTTTCCTGGCGCTGGCATTAATGAGCCAACACAAGGACACGGCGGGTTTTGCTAAATCATACGCTGATCAGACCATGGCCAAGGGCACGTTCGACCAGGTCAGGATGATCAACAACGACCTAGCCAACATGCTGGCCATAGTGGCGGGAGACCCAGAGATAACCAAGAAATTAAAGAACAAGAACCAAGCACAGGCCATGAGGCAGAGGCAACCCGTGCCCGTGATGGCATTAAGGAGGTACATGAGGACATGGGAGGACCACTATCGGAACCTCACGCAACTGGAACGGGCCCTGAACATAACCGATGCCAACCTCAAAAACATCAGGAGGTCAGTGGCCAACTACCACAGGTTAGAATCCAGGCTGAAACTACAGACCCTCCACAGGTTACAACAGCAACTACAGGCCAAACTGCCCAACACCGACATACTGAAGAAATTCAAGGAGTTATAATGACCAGAGAGAAATGCCACAGGTGCAACTGTGATCCACACTGCGAAGAGTCCAAATGTACCAACTGTGAGAACTGTGAGGTCTGTGACTGCCACGAGTGCCTGGAGAGAGAATGATCAAGTACATCTGTGAACAATGCGGCTGTGAACAGCACTGTGAAAAATCCTGCACCGAGTGCCTGGACTGTCCGGACTGCAGATGTAAGCAGTGCGAAAGGAAGAAATGACCCATCCAACAGGCAAGGACTTCTGGGTGGCCTATCATGGACAACACACGGAACCCACTTTCATAGAGAACGCTGGTGATGGACAGTCAGCACTGAGGCGCGAGGCCTACAAACACATAAAATCATGGCGTGGATGCGTGGACGCCGGTGCCAACGTGGGCATGTGGACTCGGAGCCTGATGCAGGACTTCGAACAGGTCTATTGCTTCGAGCCCAACCCTGTGTTCGCGGAGTGCTGGCGCAGGAACATACCTTTGGACAAAAACGCCGTACTGCACCAAGTGGGTCTGGGCGATTCGGCACACACAGCCACTTTCACACAACCATTGGCACAGATTTTAGATCGCACTCCGGGAGACATACACATAAAGACACTGGATAGTTTCGAACTGACTCAAATAGATTTCATCAAGATAGATGTTGATGGTTACGAGGACCTACTGGTCAAGGGCGCACAGGAGACCATAGCCGAGAACACACCAGTGATCAACATCGAGATGAAACGTGCCAAGAGACCGGAGGTGGTGCGTGTGGCGGAGAAGATCTTGAAAAATCTGGGCTACAGACTTGAAATCCGTACGAAAAGTGACGAAGTTTGGCTGAAAACGTAATAATACAGCATAATTTACCAAACACACCCATAAATACATTTAACTTGATGCCTGAGCGGCATCATAGTCATTTAAATCAGATAAAAAGGAGGATTAAAAATGGCAATCAACTCAAACAACAACGCGGTGTTCACAGCGGGTTCAACCACTTTCGGTGATGTGGCAATCGAGTACTTCACAGTAACGGTTACTGACACATCAGGAACAGAAGTAGACATCGATGCGAACACCCACAAGGATGGTATCGTTGACAGAATATTACAGGCGATCCAAACTAGGGGTACAATCAAGTACTACAACGTAACAACTACAAACGGTGTGATCACTGTGGCTGTCGAAAGAGAGACAACATGGGGTGACTCAGACGGAAACGTTGCTTCACCAACTGCTACACCGGCCGCTAACATGCAGACTTACCTACAAGCACTAGGTACAGTTAAATGCAGACTTGCTTCAACTTCTACTTCAGACGATGCTTCAATCGACGTGAGTGGAACAACTGTAGCAGTCGTGGCTAACATCTAATAACAGTTAAGAAGGAGAAATAGGAAATGCCTATAGCAAAGAACAATTTCGCGACCCCAAACGTGGCGAGCGAATTCGAAGGTGTTGACGTTGCTTTCGTAACTGTTGACTTCATCAACTCAATGGCGGCTGAGATATCTGACCCATTGACTACTACGACTACAGCAGGTCTGCAACTGGTCAAAGAAGCAATCCAAAACCAAGGTGTGAACATCATTGGTCATGGATCTTTAGCAGTTTCAAACACTGAAATGACGTACATGGTCAGAGCAGACTCACTGGACACTATCAGTTCTACAACAACTGCCAGTGCCTTACAGACTGCGATCCAGGCGCTTAATGCTAACTCAAAGATTACTGCCAACATCGGTTCAGCAACAGTGACAGTTAACACAACTGGCGCTTCTGACACAGGTGTCAACGCGTAATAATTGAACTTTAGAAGGAGAAAAATAAAATGCCAATTACATCAAACAACACAGCAATCATGAACCAAAGGCAATCATTCAATGGTAAAGGTCTTACTTTCATTGAAGTGATTTTCGACGACGCGATCACTGGTTCTGCTACAACACCTGAGACCAAAGACTCAAACTTCCAAAAAGTTAGAGACGCTGTGCTCAATGGTGGTCCGTTAGCAGGAAACGGTGGTACATTACTTGGACAATCGTTCGCACTGGCTAGGAAAGCCACAGACGATGATGCCAGTGAAGTGGCGGCAATCGACGCTGATGACTCAATCGACACATACCAGTTCATCATGGAAGGAACACCAGCTCAGTTAGAACTGAAGGATGGAAGTGAAAACTTAGATCCAAACGCTGAGGCAACTTCAGATGCTGGAATCATCGCGGCAGTAGAGGCTGACCTAGAAGCAGAAATACTTTCTAGACTGTCAATCTCTGACTCAGCGGGTAACGTGAACGTGAAGATCAGAGTGTTACCAGCAGAGGGTGTGAAATCAACCACACACGCAACTGATAACGCAGTGTTCGGAATGTTCGACCAAAGAGGCGCGGCGTAATAAGCAAACGCTTTACCAAAAGGGCGGATCTAGATTTTAGGTTCGCCCTTTTTTTGTGACTTAAATATCGCTATGAAACACCTCCGCGCACAAGATTCATACCTCATGGACCACAATCGCAAGTACGAGATCGTGACCATGTCCATGGATGACATAGTGCCCGCATCCATCTACGACGAGGTGCCCGACGCTGACCATTTGAAAGAAGAGATCAAGGATGGTGAGATGGACCGACCCTTGATGCTGTGGCCCATGACCCAACGCTACTGGAAGGACGTGCACCTCAGGTACTACCGCAGGGGAAACCCAGACCTACCGCAAGTGGCACCCGAGAAGGATGGTGAAGTGCTGGTGGTGTGGAAGGGCAGGCAGAGGTACCAACTGGCCCGGGAGATGGGTTTCACACACGTGGACTGTGTGATCGAAAGAGAACAGCACAAGATAGTGGCCATAGCCCAACAGGAAAAGAACAGGTAGATGCACGAGTACAGGATACACACACTGGTGGACATCACCGACAATGGCAACCTCAAGCAGGCGTTCCCATTCAAGACTGACGCCGGTGAGGTCATACACGACAAAAACAGTTTGAGTATAGCCCGGAACCAGAACAGCAACTTCAACACCATGATACAACTGCTACAGATGAGGGGCAACATCACATGGGAACTGCCACCACAGCGGATCGAGATACAGAGCCTGAAGAACCACATATTCGGATCGTTCTACGAGGGCCGGCAGACCACCTGGCACTTCCAGTTCTTCACGGAGCAGACAGGCGTGTATGGAGATGAGCAAGATCCCGTGGCACAACTAGTGGAGGACTTCCACCAGGTGCCCATCATGAGCTTCTGCAAGGAGACAGTGACGTTCCCGTTGAGCACCTTCGACACCATGACACCCGTGAGCAAAAACACCTACTTTTCATACGCGGGTCCGATCGATAAATAATACTTGATTAAGGCACA